CTGATAACTACACAGAGGGTGTTTCCAAGACTCAAAGATATAAGATGATTGGAAATGGTTGGACAGTAGATGTTATCGCACACATATTGAAAGGAATAAAAAATGTCTAAAAAACAATACCACGATTGGGTAAAAGCGTCTGATGATTCATTCAACAAGACGTTAAAATTAATAATAATAATATTGTATGCATATGCAGTATTTCAAGTAGCAAAGGAGTTATTATCATGAGTGATAAATACATACAAAATGTAATTACAT